AGGTCTGCACCAATGTCTGTACCACCGTCAATCTCAAGTGCGCCAATGTCAACTTTACCTGCTGTAGAAATAGTGCTAAGTTTGCTGTCAGCAATGCTACCAGCCAACATGCCATTGGACACTGTGCCGCTATCGCCTGTACCAATAAGTGTGCCTGTTGCTACAGGCAGGGTCAATACTGCACTACTACTTGCAGAGTGGGGCTGTGCTTGCAGTGTTTGTGCGTGTGCATTAGATGATTCACAGTAGAACTTTACTTTAGATACTGCACCTGTGCCTGTACGTATATCAATCAAACCATCAGATATAGACACACCGCCTGATGAACCATTACCATCAAGGTTTACAACACCAGAACCATTTGGCAAGATGTCAATGTTACCATTAGATGTAGATACAATATCCTGCCCATTAACATCTAAGTCTCCACCAAGCTGTGGGCTAGTATCAGAAACAACATCTGAAAGACCACCAAGAGCAGAAGACAAACTAGCTACTGTAATTTTACGAAGCGCACTCGCTGAGTTATCATGCATCAACAACGTATCGTTAGATGTGTCAATTGATGTCTCTGCAGTCTGTCCTGTAATTACATTGGCGTTGACCATCGCTGTTTCAACAGCACTGTTTGCAATAGTAACTGCACCTGCACTACTAATTGTAACATCACCAGATACAGCAACAGGATTGAAGTTTGTGCCATCAGCTACCATGATATGACCAGAGGTATTTGTACCCATAGTAATATCATCACCAGTTACAGTCAGGTCTCCTGTAACAGTTAGGTTATTGCCTATAGTTACATTGTTAGGCAACCCAATAGTAAGTGTTTGACCAGAAGCAGATGTCTCAATCTCATTAGTTGTACCAGCAATAGTCAAAGACTGAGAGTCTAAGTCAATAGCACCTGTACCACTGTCACCTGCAATATCTAAATCTTCTGCAGTAATCTGTGTGTCTACATAATCTTTGACGGCAGCAGATGTTGGTATTGTTGTATCATTGTCATTTGAACCAATACCTTCTGACTCTAATATTATTGTAGCAGCTTTAAAGTTGTCTACTTCAATATTAGACAGGGTATTGTTGTCAGCATCAATTGTTTTATTAGTAAGTGTTTTTGTTGTGGCTGCAAGATATGTATCAAATGTATCTACAGTAGTTTGACGCATAGTTCCTGCGTCATTGGTTACAATACCATCTCCACCTGCAACTGCAGTTGTACCAGCAGAAGTACCACCATCCATTAAGTTTAGTTCTGCTGCTGTAGCTGTAATGGCTGTGCCGTCATAATTAATTGCATCTACATAAGCAGTACCATCAATATATAAATCTTTCCATTCAGCAGAGGTGCTACCAATATCTCTGGTATTATCACCATCAGGAATGAGGTCAGCACCTAATGTGCCTGACACAAGAACATTGCCAGACAGAGTTACTGTGCCAGCAATGTTAGCTGCACCTGCTAAATGTAAGTCTTTAAATTTAAGAGAGGAAGAACCAATGTCAATATCATTATTTGTTACAGGAACAATGACACCATCTTGAAATCTAACTTGTTCTGTTGTAGAACCAGATACATCAACAAAGACACCAATGCGATTATTAGTATCGTCAACAACAACTTTGTTAATAGGAGTAGCAACACCGGGGTCTCCAATTAAACCAATAACTGGACCTTCTGCTGCAGTGCCATCATGTTTATGGCCTGAAGTGTTTGCAAAAGCATTTACAAGTTGGTTAAACTCATCATTACTATCAGCAGCATTAATAATGTCGCCATCAGTATATGAGGACTGTCTGGTAAAACCTGCCATTAACGTCTTGCTCCTAAATCAAATTCTAGCTGAAAACCCTTCAGCGAATATGGGGCTGACACCCCTCTATCATTAACTCTTAGTGCCACAGCAAATCCTGAACCTTCAATAGGTTGCCTAACCAGTGGGTTTGACTGTCCACCATATGTTGCTGTTCCATATACCGATGTACCATATACAGCCACAACAGTCGCAGTGTCAAACGGATATGCAGCAGGACGTGCTACTTGTGGTGACTCATAGTCATATCTTACAAACAGGTCTGCATTAACAGCAGCTTCAGGTGCATAATTAATAATCACACGTTGAAAGTTTTTACGAATACCTGCATCGCCTAGAGATAAGTCAGGAGACCTGTACTTACCTGTAATAGTATTACCATCAAAGTCATTACCGCTTTCTTGACGATATACATAACCATCATACTCGCCATGTAATACTATTGATTCACCTTGGTCAACAATAAAGTCTGTGCTGCTTGGTCTTATACCACGAAGGTCTGCAAACTCATATGCTTGTTTTCTAACTGCTACGACACCTGTTGTATTAGAACGTGTCGTATTTGCATTAGAAAAGAATATACGATACTGTGTTTTATCTGGCAGAACTACACTGTCAAATTCATCAACGTCAGTTAATCCTTCAAACCTTGGCTGCACTTGTCGGCTAATTGTACCAAGTTCAACGTCACCAATCTTCTCTGTACCAGCAACAGTACGCAGTCCATCTGGGCCAAGGAAGATAATATCACCGCCAACTTCTTGAATAGTATGCCCGTTAACACAACCTATTTCACGTGTAACAGGTAACACTTGGAAGTCTGCAATTGTATTACCAACTAATTTAAATATACGTTCTTCACAAAATATAAACAGTTGGTCACGAAACGGAAACAGTCCAGTAATATTACTGTCTACATTTATTGTACCTGCACCATTAGCTGTACTAAAATCGCTATCTGTAAATGGTGCTGTAAAAGTTATTGCCTGTGGTGTAGCAGACATACCAGCAAAAAATAGTGCGTCTTTAAATCCTACTACAAACTTTGGGTTAGCAGGTGCGCCTGTTGCGTTGAGGTCAGTAACAGTAGTGCCATCATACTTGGTCGCATTATTTGCGCCATCGGCCCACACGATAAAATCTGTGCCAGCCAAATTGTAACGGAAGTGTGTATATTTACCAGCACTGGTTCTACCTGTATCAATTTGTGTCCAACTACCTGTTTTGCCAGCTTCATGTATTTTAGTTCCACGGGCTGCTATAACCTTACCATTAAAGTAAGCAGACATTAGTACCTTTTCACTAGCACTAGCGTCTTGTGGTACAATATTGCTATTCCACTTTGTGTAGCCAGAAATACGTCTGTATCCACCTTTAATGTCTGGCTCAAAGTTCTGCAACTCAAGTGCCATACCCGGTTGCATATCAAAGGTAGATAGGTTTAAAACCAACCCCCCAGAACAGGCAAAGACAAATGGGCTAAGTCCTGATTCGTCTGCCATGTGTCACCTAAAATGCTGCTATGTTAATGCCGTATCTCTGTGAGTGCGGTATATAAGTTGACCTTACGTAATCTGTTCTGTTTAACAGTATTGATTGCATATGTTTGATACCATCTTCAAAACGCTTAAAGTTAATACCGTACTGCTGTGCTTCACCACGATATTGATAAGCATATGCAGTAGCACCATCTGCAATTACTTGACGAAACTGCTCTGGAACTGTAGGTGCATCTGTTGCTGCAGATAAAGCTGTAGGTTTATTAAAATGTTCGTACTTTAGAGTATATGCTTTGTCAGGATATGGATATAAACCATAGTTATTATCAGGTGTACGAAATACATATATAGGCACTCCACCTACATCAGATGTAGTTTCTTGGTCTATAAATCTATCTACATATTCTTTGTAGTCAAGCACACGTAGTGTTGTGCCAGCTACACCAAGAGTATTATTTTTTGATATTCTAAATGTTTCATAATCAACATGCGTTGCGTCAGTCGGAATACTATAACGTGTTTGGTCTACTACTAATGTTTCTGTTTTTGTAGCGTGAGAAAAAGGCCAACCAAACTCACGTTGATTAATATAATTAATGGCATCGTTTACTGCGTTCTTACACTGCACTTGAAAACCACGTGCGCCAGACACAAAATTAGAGGCAGTTAACTCTACCTCATTCATCCGTGCTAACACTTCGTTTGTCAAGCCTAAGTAATTATATGCCATACTAAATCCTTAAAGAATAAGAAGGGGCAAGTTGCCCTGCCCCCTCAACTTAGTTATGCAAGTGTATCACGGTCTACTTCGTCAGCAGTCAATGAACCGGGGTCATCAACATCCAAGCAAACAGCAAACATGCGGATTTTACCACCTGTTGTTGTGCCTGTCATTGCCTGAATTTCAATGTCAATGGTATCTGAAGTGCCGCCAATAAGAACAGGAGTTTGTCCTGCCTTAAAAGCATAATCACCTACAGATGCGCCATCAAAATCAAAGCCGTCAACAAAGTTATCAAGGTCTCCACCTGTGATACCAAAGTCAAAATCTGTGTCAGTTGAAGTACCTGTATGAGCAGATGTTACTTCAAAACCAGCACACATGATGAGGGTATTCGCAGGAATAGTCAAACCCGGAATAACATCGTTAGCAGCCAGTGCTGTACCCTTATCACTTGCAGCAGTAGCAAAGTTTAACTCTGCTGAAAGCAAGTAAGGCTTACGACCACGAGCGTCATTTCCACGTGCTACGGAAGTAGTATTATCACCAAGAGCCATAATTCAATCTCCCTTTCTTACACGAGGTTAAACTTAGCATTAACAAGAGCCTCTGGACGAAGAATCTTACGTCCGTAGAGGTGCATACCACGAACAATGTCAGCAAAGCTGTCAGGGTCACGATATGTTTCTGTCTTGTTAATCT